TTCATATGAAGATGACCGTTTCTGGAAGATGGAACGTGATAAAGCTGGTAATGCAACAGCAGTCATTCGCTTCCTACCACGTGTAGAAGGTGATGAACTTCCATGGGTTAAGATATTCTCTCATGGCTTCAAAGGACCAACAGGTAAATGGTACATTGAAAACTCACTCACTACACTAGGTCAGAACGATCCAGTCGGTGAGCTCAATACAAAACTATGGAACTCTGGTTCAGATGCTAATAAAGAGATCGCCCGTCTACAAAAACGTAGATTACATTTTATCTCAAACATCTTGGTTGTATCAGATCCTAAACACCCAGAAAACGAAGGCAAAGTAATGCTATTCAAGTATGGTAAAAAGATCTTTGATATGATCATGAACAAGGCTCGTCCTACATTTGAAGATGAGAAACCAGTCAATGTGTTTGATCTATTTGAAGGTGCAAACTTTAAGATCCGTATGCGTACGGTTGAAGGTTATCCCAACTATGATCAATCAGCATTCGCTGATCCAGCTCCAGTAGCACCAAGCGATGAAGCTATCGTAGCTATTGCTAACAAGCAAGTTAAACTTGGTGAGTTCCTTGAAGCTAAGAACTTTAAGAGCTATGAAGAACTTAAGACTAAGCTGGATTCAGTATTAAGTGGTGATGGTCAAGTTCCTACAGCAGAACAGCTTACTAATGAGCCGTTACCTGTAGCTGCACCTCCATCATTTGCTTCGGCTCCAGCTCCTACGCCTGCGACAAAAGCACCAGAGATCAATGAAGATGACGAAGATGTAATGTCTTTCTTCCAAAAGATTGCTGATGAAGGCTAATGAGTTATATCTACTCGATAGATGACTACAAGTTCCTGTACAAAATACAGGAAGCATGGGAAGATATCCTTGACGAATATAAGAAAACTATGGCGACTATTACTGTCGACAGCGCATTCGTCACGGATGGACTTGTATATCCTTGGCCTGAGAAACAACTATATAATCAAGGATGGAAAGCTATCGGTTTGGTCTATAAAGGTAGAGATGACTACTACTATACACAGAAAGTTAGGGATCAATTCCCTTTAACTAACAAACTAGTTAAAGAAGTTCCTGGAGTATACATAGCAGGATTCTCTATCTTAGAACCAAAGACAAAGATTTATCCGCACACTGGTTATACCGGCGATGTACTAAGATCTCATTTAGGATTGATATGTCCTAAAGGAGCATATTTAGAAGTTGATGGTGAACGCATTGAATGGGAACAAGGAAAGATGTTCGTGTTTGATGATATGATAACCCACAACGCATATAACGATTCTGATGAAGAGAGGGTTATATTAATGGTAGATTTTAAAAAAGGAGCGTAAGCTCCTTTTTTTATGAGGCGAATCTGGAGTTATAATATTTTCTTATTGAATGGTCTTGATCCCTGATTGGGACATTCACCGCAGTATTCTGAGTCTGTTTACTAATAGTCGTTGGAGCATTAACTATATTGTTTGATGCAGCTGCATTACTTGGAGTCTTAGCTATAGCATTGTCTGACGATTGTGCTGCAACTCTATCAGCATTATTAGCTGCGGCTGCTACAGCTCTAACTTTATCCATACCCAGTGGCATATTTTGTAATCTAGTATATTCTTCACCACTAATCTCTTTATCATTTGCCATGAATTTTCCAGTATCTGGATCCATGCGTAAGTTGTATTCACCAGATTCTTTTGTAGTAGTAGACTTAACTTGAGGTTTAGCATCATCGCTAAAATATTGGTCATAGACACCTTTACCGGCACCAATTAATCCACCTACACCAGCACCAATAGCAGTACCAACACCAGGTACTACAGAGCCAATCATAGCTCCATAGCCAGCATACTTAGTTGCAGTACCGGCAACACCTACAGCTTTACCAGTCTGTTCATATCCAGCTTCTTTAAGCTTATCTCCACCATATTGTATGGCCATACCAGCACCAGTTGCTAGACCTCCACCTAATAAACCACCTGCGGCACCAGCTAATAACCCTCCACCACCTGCGACAGCGCCTTCCGCGGCCGCTGCACCTCCACCAAGTAATCCTGAACCCATTTTTAGAAGAGAGCCGGCGGTACCAAGTAATCCGCCACCTCCCTCTTCAATTCCACCAACTGCTTCTAATAAAGCAGTATCAGCTTTAGCCTTACGTTCATTTTCAGCTTTAGTTATATTAATTAATTCGTGAATAGCTTCTCCGCTGCTTGATACAGCTTTAAGTTGAGATTCTTCTTCTTCTGATACGTTTAGCTTATCATCAGTTGGACCAGCAAATACTACACTGCCTTTTTCATTAGGATTAACAGCACCCTTCTTCTCGCCTTGCATTCTAGGATCTACTGCTATGACTGCTTGACCTGCTTCTGCAAGTTTTTTAACTTGTTGTCTACCACCAGTAGTTCTTTCGTATTCTTCGTCTGATATACCAGCTTCGCGATATTTCTCTCTATTGTATTCTTCTGATTGTAAACCGGCGCGAGCCTTGATAACATCTTTACCACGTCTTTGATAATATTGCTCGACCGCGGCTTTACTACCAAACTGTTTTAAATTCTCCATACCAGCATTTGCTTCTGTCATGCGAGTAGCAGTTCTTAATCGTTCTTCGCGAACAGCTAACTTATTATCAAAGAATCCACCTTCAGATACAAGACCAGTAGTACGAGCTAAACCTCTTAATGAACCCAACTTATAACGTAATGAATTGGTGTCAAACTTATCTCCACCACGACCCATTATCTTTTCTTTGAATTGCTGACCTATACCTCTATAGTCAAGCTTCTGTTTACCTGCAATATCTTCAGCTCTATCAGCTTTTGCTTTATTTTTACCTAATACAGAATCAGATATAGTCTTTGTTAACTTCTCTATGTTTGTAGTTAATTTCTTGTGAGATTCTAAAAGCTTTTCACTACCCTTAATTTCTTTTTGTTTAGCTTCAACTTCTTTAGAATCTTTGATGACTGGTTCAGCTAAAGCTTTAACACTTATATTATCAGCAGATATACTCTTAGCAGATAGGTTGTTAGTACGTAACTGTTGTACGACTTGTTGAAGAGATTTAGGGTTCATAGAAGGACCCATACTTTTTTGAAAGTCTTCTTCTGTTTTAAAATTTAATCCAGGATCTTTTGCCATTACCTATTTTCCAGTTTTTGTTTTTCTTCTTCTAAGTACTTAACTAACATAGCAACATATATCTCGCGTTCAAATGGGAACATCTCTTCAATCTCAGTCAACGAATACTTGTGGTATTGCATGAGAGCGAAGTTCATCTTATAATAGTTGGCTAAGCTCTCGTGACTGAGATTAATTAAAAAAAACTTGCTAGGCCCTCCATCATCTTAACATGATGCTTAGCACATACAGGGCAATCATATTCAACTGTCTGTTGTAACTTAGGCATAGTTAAGAAGAAGTTTTCAATCTTCTTAAATTGCTCTTGAGTTAAGTTCTCAAGGAAATCAATGACTTCCTGTTTAGTTTGGTCTTTAGTATTAAATACTTCTTCTGTAGTATACACCGATTCCATACAGTCAGCTACTACATCAAATATACTATCTACATCTCCGTCTTTTACTTTTTCTAATTTACCTAAAATATCAAGGTTTGGATTTTTCATGATGATACCTACATCATCAAATAGTTCTATCTTATTGTCGTGTCCTTCTGGGAAAGTGACTTGAAACTTAGAGATGTCAAGATTAACTGGAGCTTTAGCTTTCTCATCATCACATGTATCACATAAGAATAATAGTTCTACTATCTCTCCAACGGACTTTGCTCTTATTTGTGTAAACAAATACTCATAGTCAAATGTGGCTAACTTATCAACATCTATGTTGTCTACTATGCAGTTTTCAATGACTGACTTAAGTGTGTTTATCATGACCTTAGGATCTTCAGACTGCTGTGCTAGTAATAAAGACTTCTCTTCTTTAACTAGAAACGGTCTAAACTTTACTTCCTTCTTACTTGAAGGAATCGTCACGTTATATAATGGTGCATTCATCTTTGGTAGTGCCATACTATTCTCCCTTATTCATATTCTTAATTAAATTACCTAATTCACTTGTAGATCCCACAAATATTGCGTTGTTATTAGTGACTTGTTTATTTGGTTGTCCATCTGCACCAGGCCTTGGTGCATCTAACTTTTGTTTACGTTCACTTAATGCTAATAGCTGCTCGTTAGTATCAGCTAGTTGTTTCATTAAGTTACCTACTACTTCAAATGCTCTAGGATGCTCAGACTGTTTGGCTATCTCTAGCGCATGGTACAGTGCATCTTGTCCTTGATTCAATAGTTTGTGTAGATTGTTTCGGGCAGAATCATAGTCATAGTTGACATTCTCTTCTACCTTATTAGAAGCTGGGATAATTTCTTGCCCCATACTTGCTACTTGACCATCTTTAAGAGGTTCTACATCAAATATCTTTGATAAATTGTCATCAGCTTTCATAATAATACCTTTATATTACGTAATCTTACGTGTAGGTGTTGCTCGAGCTGTTACTTCAGGTTCGCTGTATTCTTCTGCACTAGGTGGAGCAGGAGTAGCTGGTTCTGATCTAGGAGCTTGTGGTCTAAGTGCCATTGG